TACAGGGCCACCATGGCACGCAGCCACGCTGCCTGGTACCCACCCCTCACCACAATGCCTGCGCGGCTCTACGGCCCGCTGGTGAGCTGGCTATGTTAGTGCGCACTAACTTAGCTGAGCGGCCCAGCTTGGGCGCGTGGCCTAAGTGTGTAAGTGCTCACTTTCAATCGGGGCTGCGCTTGGGGCGCGGAGCCGGCATACTGTGCATTAATATGTATAGGCGTTAGTATCAGACGCTAACAGACAAGGAGGCATTATGGTAATGAGCGCAAACCAACGGTATGCAAAGTACATAACGACAGCCAAGGGCAGGGCCAATGCGCTGATACGCGGGGCCAAGGCGCGGTGCATAGCAAAGGGTACAGCATGTACTGTGACAGCCCAGCAAGTAGCTGATGTGATAGCAGCAGGACATTGCCAACTGACTGGTCTGCCATTCAGCCTGGCCCCGGCTGATGGTAAGATGTACAACATGTACGCGCCCTCGATCGATCGCATTGATCCTGACAACTACAACTACACGCCCGACAATGTGCGCATCGTGCTAGCGTGGGTGAACATCGCGCTCAATCAGCATGGCCTTGATGCCAGCATGCCCATCATACGCGCCTTGGCAGGGAAGTAAGTCTTCACTCACCCTCCTTGCCAGGTGGGGCCTTGTCAATTAGGGTATACCCCTATTTGGGTCCCGTGCACCAAGTTGGGGCAGGGGGCCCCACAGACCGCAAGCTGCTACAATTTCAAAATTTTTTTGTAATTTTTTTGTAAAATACTAGGGTTTACCCTAATGCTACATAAAAATGCTGCACTGCATCCTGTCTTCTGTGTCCCGAAAACAGCATTTTAATTGATAATCATTCTTATCTGCAGACCAACAATCAAGGACTTAGGCATTTTCGGGACATAGAAGACATAGAAGACACCCTTTATTCTATTTTATTAAAAATATTTTAAAAAAATAATTTATTATCCTGGATAAAGTTAAAACAAGGGTGTCTTCTATGTCTTCTGTGTCCCGAAGGGACAGAGTCGAACCATATTTTTTAAACGTGGCAGTAATCGATGGCGTTTTTGCATTAATATAGGTATGAGCAGGTACGTATATCAAATCCAGGGGGCATTGGAAGATGCCAGTGGTAGACTTAAAGGTCTACGGGTCTTGGTATGTGATTTGTATAATTTTGAATCTGTGGATGTTCCAATCGAGATTCTAGACAGAGAAACCGCACGCTACCTGCAATTTAGGATGAATGTGACAGAATCGGCGCCCAACATCGCCAAGCTGCCATACTCCGTTCAAAACAACATACGAGTGCCGTTAGGGCGCTGGCTGGACCGTTGGGTCCTCACTAATTTTCATGGCGATAGCATCAAATCAACGAATACTAACACTGGACCTATGGAAACTGGCCTCTGAGATTAGGCCAGGTGATTACCTGTTTAACAGCGATGGCCAACTGGTACAGGTAAAAAGCATTCACCCCTACGTATCCAACGAATGCTATGAGGTGGAGTTTGATGACCACGTCACGATTTGTGGCGATAAGCACCTGGCATTCATGCTGGAAAACCCTAAGTACCGCAAAAGATTGCGAGAATACAAGGGAGTACATAAATTTCGGCGCCCACTACGGCGCTATAGCGTCTTGGATATTGTGGAGTCTGGCGAAAACTTATCAATGCCGACTACCAAGCCGTTGCAGTTCCCACACCAAGATCTACCCATACCACCGTTCTTGTTAGGATTTTGGTTCCTGGGTAAGAGAGCCAACAAGACGATGGTACCATCGCCAGGTTGGTCAGAATTTATACACCAAAAATTTAAAGACGCGGGGTACAAGATTACAACCCACCGGCTTAGGATGAACAACGAGCGTGAGTTTAAGTGCCACCCCAGTATCGAATCTCAGCTGGCGCCGTTTATTCCTAAAAAGATTCCGGCCAGATATCTTTACGCATCGGTTGAGCAAAGAATTGAGCTGCTGTCTGGATTAGTCTACGCAAGACGCGGACACTACAATGTTAAGAATGACGAGTTTGTTTTTACATCAAAAAACCGAGAGCTTATGAATCAGATTCGTTTTTTGGCCGAATCACTTGGCAGCAAAACGTTTACGATTCAGAAAAAAGACACGGGTTCATTCGTGATGAACTTTAAAACTTACATTAAATTAATTGATACGCAGGTATCTAAACCACTAAAGATTCATTACGGTAGGCGGTACATACCAGAGATTAGACAAGTTAAACCCCAATCGTGTGTGCACATCGAGACAGATGGCGCAAATAACACATTCTTGGTAGGCGAAGGATTTATTTCAGCATGCTGACACCATCACAAGAACTTAAGCTAGAGAAGTTCGCAAAAGCACATAGCCACTGGCCTAAGCCAGAACTAGATGCGGCCATCTGGCGCATTCGTTGGCAACTCCAGGCACTACCTCATCAAAAAGAACCAGAAGATGGAGAATATGACACCTTCCTTATGCTTGCGGGCCGGGGATCTGGCAAGACGCACACTGCTAGTCATTGGATTGGTATTCGGGCTTGGGTCTACGGCGGAACCCGCTGGCTTGTCACAGCTCCTACGAGCAATGACATCCGAGCCACCTGTTTCGAAGGAGACTCCGGACTCCTCAACATCATCCCCGAATCTCTCATCAAAGACTACAACAAGTCCCTCTTCGAGATCACCCTTACCAACGGCTCCCTCATCCAAGGCATCCCAGCCTCAGAGCCAGAACGTTACCGTGGTAAACAGTTCCACGGGGCATGGTTCGACGAGCTCTGCGCATTCGAGTACCTCGACGACGCCTACGACGGCGTGCAGTTCACGCTGCGTCTTAGAGATCCACGGATCCCCCGCGTCCAACAAATCATCACCACGACCCCCAAGCCAAAAGAACTGATTGTCGATTTGGCCGAAGGTAAAATCGGCGGCGATGTATACATGGTTAATGCCTCGTCTTATGACAACCGGCAGAACTTATCGGAAACATTTTTTAAACAGCTTGAGACTTACGATGGCACTGACATTGGACGTCAGGAGATCTATGGAGAAATCTTAGATCCCGAGCAAGCGGGTATTATCAAACGTAAACAGTTCAAACTCTGGCCAGCCAATAAGCCAACGCCAACCCTGGAATACGTCATCGCGTCATATGACCCAGCCACCAGCGAAAAGACTATGAACGACCCCACGGCCTGCACAGTGTGGGGCGTGTTTGAACAACAAGACGCAGGCACATCGGTCATCTTACTGGACGCATGGGACGAGCACTTAGCATACCCACAACTGCGCCGCAAGATTATTGACGACTTTAAAGAAGTAGTCTACGGTGCAGATAACGATTTTGCTAAGGGCAAGAAGGCAGACCTTATTCTGATGGAAGATAAATCTGCCGGTATCTCACTGATCCAAGAACTCCAGGGCTCTGGTGTACCGGTGCGTGGATACAACCCTGGCAGGGCGGACAAGGTGCAGCGATTAAATATCGTCGCGCCCCTGGTTGCTAAGGGTAAGGTGTTTATCCCAGAAGATCCAAAGATCAAGGGCGAGTTTGCTGACTGGGCAAAACGATTCTTGCGCCAAGTATGTTCGTTCCCAGAAGCAGGCGGGCATGATGACTATGTTGACTCACTATCACAAGCACTAAGGGTATTACGAGACTCTGGTTGGTTGCAGTTAGATTATCTACCAGCACGCAATTATGACTATGCTGATGATGACTATTCACGCAAGTTTGTCAACCCATACGCGCAATAGGGCGGATTGCCCGTTATTATTGCATTAATATTAATAGGACAGTTAAGCTGTCACCAAATTCTTAAGTTAAAATAATCTATGGCCCAAAACCCACAATTACCAATCCAAGCTGGTAGTAATCTCCCCGGATTAGACCGGGAAGAGGACATCCATGAGGCGCAAGACCAAGAAATGGAAATGGACGCCTATGAAGATGCGTTGGGTTTAGACCCAGATGAAGTAGAGCAAGAAGTCATTGAACTTGATGATGGCTCCGTTGTGGTAAATTTTACACCAAAAGAAAGCCCACAACAAAACCCAGAATTTTATGCTAACCTGGCAGAAGTCTTTGATGAAGATGTTTTGCAGATGTTGGCAGTTGAGTACCTGGACTATATCGACGTTGATCGTGAGTCTAGAGAACAACGAGACAAGCAGTACGAAGAAGGATTACGCCGTACCGGTTTAGGTAAGGACGCGCCTGGAGGAGCCACGTTCGACGGAGCTTCCAAAGTCGTTCACCCAGTTATGGCTGAGGCCTGCGTAGATTTCGCTGCGTCTTCATCCAAAGAATTATTGCCACCCGATGGAATTGTTAAGTCAAACATCAAGGGCACTGCAGATCGCGTCAAAGAAGAGATTGCTGAACGTAAAGTAAACTTTATGAACTGGCAGCTCACAGAACAAGTACCAGAGTTCCGTGACGAGATGGAGCAGTTACTTACCCAGTTACCGCTCGGTGGTTCTCAGTTCCTTAAATGGCGCTATGACGCAGAACAGCGTCGCCCAACATGCGAATGGGTGCCAATCGATAATATCTTGTTACCTTGGGCCTCTACCAATTTCTACACAGCAGGACGCGTAACTGAAGTACAAGACATCACAGAAGATGTGTTCTTACAACGTGTTGAAGCTGGAATCTATCGTGATATCGATAGTGAATATTCTTCTGATGCACCATTAAACGATCAGACCCAATCTGAAAAAGCAAACAATAAGATCGAAGGCAAGGATATGCCTTCTAAAAATATTGATGGCTTGCGTCGTATCTACGAAATTACTTGTTTTATTCGCCTAGATGATGATCCAGAAACTGATGGTAAACGTGCACCATACATTCTCACAATTGATGAGACAACAAGCAAAGTATTAGCACTCTACCGCAACTGGGAAGCTGGCGATGACAAACTTAAAAAGATGGACTGGTATGTCGAGTTCAAATTTATTCCCTGGCGTGGAGCTTACGCTATTGGATTGCCTCATCTTATTGGTGGCCTTTCTGCTGCTCTTACCGGGGCTCTGCGCGCTTTACTTGATGCTGCTCACATCAACAACAGCCAGACAATGCTTAAACTCAAGGGTGGACGCATTGGAGGACAGTCTGACAGAATAGAGCCAACTCAAGTTATTGAGATTGAGGGAGCACCTGGTGTTGATGACGTTCGCAAGATCGCGATGCCAATGCCATTTAACCAGCCATCTTCTGTGCTGTTTAATCTGCTTGGTTGGTTGACTGATGCCGCTAAAGGTGTTGTTACTACAGCCGAAGAAAAGATTGGCGAAGCAAACAACAACATGCCTGTTGGCACAGCGCAAGCGCTGATCGAACAAGGCGCCAAAGTATTCTCTAGCATTCACGCCCGTCTGCACCGCAGCCAGGCTAAATCTTTAATGATCGTCTCACGTATCAATCATTGGTACTTAGACGAGATGGACAACCAGTCTGGCGAAGAGATTAAAGTTCGTGACTTTGCGTATAACTCTGATGTACGCCCAGTATCCGATCCTAATATTTTCTCTGAGACACAACGTTTAGCACAAAACCAGGCACTGTTGCAGATGGCGTCATCCGCGCCCCCTGGCATGTTTGATATGCGTTCTGTTTATCGCCGCGTACTTGGACAGTTAAAAGTTCCAGCAATTGAAGAGATCCTGCCAAACCCAATGGGCGCGCATGAATCTAACCCAGCACTAGAAAACGTTTCAATGACCATGGGTCGTCCTGCAGCAGCATACCCAGATCAAGACCACATTGCTCACATCAAGGTTCACTTAGAATACGCAGAAAATCCAGCCTATGGTGGCAACCCTGTCATTGGTCCTGTATTTGCTCCTCATGCACTTGAGCACATTAAGCAACACTTGACACTGCATTATTTACAATCGATGCGTGCTTATGTGGCCCAGGCTTCTGGCGGCCACGATGTACTTGAATTGCACACAGAAAAACCATTGGATATTGAGGCACAACAAGCGTTGGCCCTGGCATCGCAGATGGTTGATGAAGATGCTAAGATGAACTTGTCTGGTTATGTACAACAAATCCAGGCCTTGGCAATGAAAGTACAACAAGCACAACAAGCTCAGATGCAGCAAGTTGCTATGAATGATCCTACTTCTGCTGCAATTATCAAAACATCGATGGCTGAGACAGAACGTAAGACACAAGAGTTCCAAGTTAAGATTCAATCTGACTTACAACAAGCACAACAAAGCTACCAACTCAAGGTTGCAGAACTGCAGCAGAAAGTGGCCGAGTTGCAAGCTAAGTATTCAACCCAGACCAATATCGACAACCAGCGTAATGCTACCGATATCGCGATGGCAAATATTAATAATGCAGCAAAAGAACGTGTCGCAGCCATTACGGCCGGTGCACAAATGGATCAGCAGCAGGCTCAGCTTGACCACGAACAGAACATGTCTGCCATGGAGGCTATTAAAGCATCCGATCAGGACATCCGTCAACATGGTCTAGCAGTACAGCAGCAGAATTTCCAATCACAGGCAGATCAAGTAGCACAGCAGGCAAAAGCACAACAACAAGCCGCATTAGCTCAACAGCAACATGAGCAACAATTGCAGCAACAAGCATTCCAGGCGCAAAACCAAGCATTACAGTCACAAGCCCCGGAACAACAAGCAGCACCACAACCACCCACTGAGGAACAATAATGGCAAAAGATGAATTAGGTTTTCGTCAAACCTACAAGCAAATGGGCAAACAAAGCTCCGGCGGCGGCCCAGAAGACAAAAATTTAGACGCTGGTAATTCTGGCTCACACCGCGACAACAACTGGAAGATTGGCGCAGCGCAAGCTAAGATGGCTAAACCTTCTAAAGTTGGTCCAGATAAGAATCTGAACGAAATCGGCGGCGGAAATTTCTACTAGTCGTTGGGGCGGATTTTTCGCTCCAATTGCATTAATATGAGTATGAAAGATATTTTAAGCGAGATTCTGCATAGAATCAAGACCGCACAATCTGAAATGACGGAGGCAATGGCTTCCGGCATTAATGTACATAGCTTTGATGGATATCAAAGACTTGTAGGTAAGCGAGAGGGTTTATCCGATGCCCTCGCGATTATTGATCAAATTTTATCGGAGGACGATGAAGACCTGTAGAGGTCATAGGAGCACTGCATAGTGTTTGATGTTAATCAAAAAGACGAACCAGATTTACGTACGGAGTTAGAGTGTTTTCCCGAAGTAGACCCTGGTGTTGATGTGGCTGGCGATCGAGTATTGGTGCAATTACGCCGAGAAAAGACAACCAGCAAAGGTGGAATCATCCTAGTGGATGAAACCAAACAAACCCTACGTTTTAACGAGACTGTAGCTAAAGTACGCCAGATTGGCCCCCTAGCATATAAGTCACCGGACACATTAGAGCCTTGGATTGAAGGCCCCTGGTGTAAAGAAGGTGATTTGGTTAGAACCATCAAGTACGGCGGTGACCGTTTTGTTATTAATCCTGATGATGGTGGCGCCCCAGTGGTGTTTATTACGCTTCAGGCACGTGAAATTATCTCTCGCATCCGCAATTTTGAGTATGCGCAGAAGATGAAGTCGTTTGTAGACTAATTTTGAAAGAAAATTATGGCAGAAAATGAAAAAGATATACCCGTTAAAGAGCAAGACGACGGAAGTGCACTGGTCGCATACGAATTAGAACCAGATCCTCTTGCTGATGCTGAAGAAAACGGCAAAAATAAGAAAAAGAAGGAAAAAGAAGTCGAAGATTCATCCGATAACGACGATGAAGATCACGGCGATGAGCAAGATGATGAAAATGATGGCGAAACGGAAGACGAGCGCGAGCAAATCCGTGAAGCCCGCAGAGAAGAACGCAGACTTAAGAAAGAATTAAAAAAGCAGCGTGATTTATCAGCACAAAATAAGATTAAAGCGCTTGAACGGCATAACGAAGAGTTAGCAAGACGCTTAGCTGCGGTCGAAAGTACCGCAACATCGTACCAATTTGCACAAATCGACAAGGCCATCGAAGATGAAGCCACTCGAGTCGAGTATGCGAAGATGAAGATGTTGCAGGCAGCCCAAAGCGGAGATGCAGCCGGTCAGGTAGATTTTTTAGAGCAATTAACAGAGGCTAAACAGCGTCTGCAACAGGCTCAGCATTACAAGAAACAACAACTCGAGTCAGCTAAGGCACCTAAGCAGAATGTGCCTAACGAAATCAGTACAGAAGTTCAACAAAACGCCACAAAATGGCTAAAAAAGAACTCCTGGTATGATCCACAGGCTCGAGACACAGATAGTAGAATTGCAAAGGTAATTGACCAAGAACTCGCTCAAGACGGATGGGATCCAAGTGACCCTGAGTACTGGGAAGAGTTAGATAATCGGTTATCAGCACGTCTGCCTCATCGATACACATCGAAAGGAGGCTCAACGAAGAAGCATAGTGGTCCAACAGCCTCTAGCCGAGTTGAAAGTAGCAGCGCCAAACCTGGCACAATCAGATTAAGCCCTGAGCGTGTACAGGCTATTAGAGACGCTGGTGCATGGGACGATGTTGAGAAACGAAACAAAATGATCCGTGCTTATGCACAGTATGATCGTAACAATAAAGGTTAATTATCATGGCAAATACAAGAATTAAACGTGACTTAGATGATCGCTTAGCCGATCGAGCACAAGAAGTAATGGAACGCGCAAATAACGCGAATCCAGAAGACATTGCACGTCGTGAACGCCTTGATGCGTTTAGAGACAAGTGGGCAAATAGTGCGTTGCCCGAGATTCCAGCGGGTACAATCCCTGGAATGCACTTGTGTTGGTTATCAACAACCAATACTTACGACAGTATCGACAAACGTATGGCATTGGGTTATGAGCCAGTTAAAGCTAGTGAATTAGGAATTAGCTTTGAAGGACTAGGCAAAATGAGCTCGGGCAAGTTTGAAGGCTGTGTTAGTTGTAACGAAATGGTTCTCTTCAAGTTACCAGAAGATGTCTACCAAGAAGTTATGCGTATGCTCCACCTCGAGGATCCTCTCGAGCACCAACGCAACATCACTGCACAAGTGCGTGGTGCTGCTGAGGGAAGTAAAGGTGGGCGTTCCGTACTCGAAGGTGGCCTTTTGGAAATGGAAAAAGATACCGCAAAAGCGAATAATAAAAACATTCGTTTCTCTTAACATTCTTCAAAAAACAAAGGAAATTAGACTATGTCTACAGTATTTCAACCCTTTGGTCTGAAGCCAGCTTACCACCCAAGTGGTTTAGATCGTTCTGTTCCTTTTGCTGGAACAAACAACTATAACCTCACCAGCACAACTGGTGGTGCGTACACAGCTCCTTACTCCCTCACCGGAGCTCAAGTAGCGTTTTACCAGTACACACCTGTGGCAATCACTTCAACAGGCCAATTAACAATTGCTAACCAAACTGCCGGTTCCGGTAAAGTATACGGTTCTTTCGACGGTGTAGAATACACAACCGCTGAAGGTCGTCGTACATTAGGTAAGTCAATTACTGCCGCTTCTTTAGCTGCTGCTACTCAAATCGTTTTCTGGATTTTCCAAGATCCAGCTTTGGTCTATGAGATCCAAGTTAACGGTTCTGCAAACGCAAACGCTATTGGCTCTGAGTACAACTTTGACACAACAGCAGGCTCATTGGTAACCGATGGTTACACAATTGGTACTGGTGGCGCTGGCTTCTCCACTACAGCTCTCTTGGCAACTCCAGTTGCTTCTGGCGCTCAAGGTCAAGTTCGCGTTGTTGGTCTCGGTCGTGAAGTAGCCTACCCACCCGGTTCAACTAACCAATGGTCTGATGCTTACACCATTGTTCAAGTTGTAATCGCCAACAACCAGTTCTCTGCTGCCGCAGTAGCAGTCTAATACGAAAGGAATAGCACATGGCAACCCCAATGCGCAGTACAGACTTTCGTGCGGTAGTCGAACCGATTATCAACGAAGTCTTTGATGGCGTTTATGAACAACGCGACGACGAGTGGAAAGGATTTGTAGAACAGATCCAAGGTATTCCACGTAACTACCATGAAGAAGTAATGCTCTTCGGTATGAACGCAGCTCCTGCAATGCCTGATGGCACTCCAGTTAGCTAC